AGAGTTGCTAACGATCCTTTAAACTCGGACAATTCGGTTCTGAACTCTAACGTTATCGTTAGATTTGCACCAGGATCAATTATGTCCAAAAACTACTAAGGAAGAATAGGAGTATAAACTATGGCAATATCAAGAGCACAACTAGTTAAAGAACTAGAGCCTGGTCTAAATGCACTATTTGGACTAGAGTATAAACAATATGTAAACGAAGCGGCTGAAATTTTCGAAACAGAAAACAGTGACAGAGCTTTTGAAGAAGAAGTAATGTTATCTGGTTTTGCTAATGCAGCTGTTAAACCTGAAGGTCAAGGCGTAACTTTCGACAGTGCGCAAGAGACTTTCACTGCACGTTATACAAACGAAACAATCGCACTTGCGTTCGCGATCACTGAAGAAGCGATCGAGGACAACTTGTATGATAGACTTGCTAGCAGATACACAAAAGCTTTGGCTAGATCTATGGCAAACACTAAACAAGTTAAAGGCGCGGCGGTTTTAAATAACGCGTTCACAGCAGCCTATGCTGGTGGAGATGGTAAAGAGCTTTGCGCTACTGACCACCCAACACTAGCGGGTACTTTTTCAAATGAATTGGCTACAGCAGCTGATTTAAATGAAACATCTTTAGAACAAGCATTGATCGACATTGCAGCGTTCACAGATGAAAGAGGATTGAAAGTTGCAGCTAGAGGAATGAAATTAATTATTCCTTCTGCTCTTCAATTTACAGCTGAGAGACTTATGAAGTCTAAAGGCAGAACGGGCACAGCAGATAACGACATCAACGCAATCAATAATATGGGTGCGGTTCCTGAAGGTTATGTAGTTAATCACTACTTAACTGACACAGCGAAATGGTTCGTTAAAACTGATGTACCTAATGGCTTGAAGCACTTCACAAGAGCACCATTGAAAACTTCAATGGAAGGTGACTTCGATACTGGTAACGTTAGATACAAAGCTAGAGAGAGATACGTTTTCGGATTCTCTGACCCTAGAGGTATCTTCGGATCAGCAATATAATAAAGTAAATATTTTGAGGCGGACACAGTTCCGCCTCAATCTCAAAATAAGGTGTAAAAATGAAGAAATTCCTAGTACAAATATGGGCTTACGATTATCACGCTAAATTTGAAGTTTTAGCGGAAGATAATGCTGATTCTATTGAAACAGCAGTCCTTGACAAACTAGGAGAAAAAGGTGTAAAGTGGGAATATATCGGTGAAAAAAGTATGGATCATCGATGTAAACGTATAACCTATGAGGAGGTTATTAATGATACAAGACCTATACAGTCAAAAAAGGTCCTTGGAGTTGAAGTGGCAACTGGAGTATGAACAAAATGGTAAATATACTCTAAATATGGTCAGGATTGATGACAAAATTAAACAAGTCATTACTGACATTAAGTTGGAAGAAAATAAAATTGCAGACAGAGAAAATGCAATTTTGAATGCAGCTCCAGAAGTTTCAGTAGCAACTTAAATCGCTACTCGTTAGAAAGCGTACATTTCTATAGGGATCTCTTGCACTCTTCACAAATTTCATATATATTTTAAATACTATACATTAAATCAGAACGTAAACGCGTATAGTCGACGGCCTAGAGATTACGTTCGAAAAACTAGGAGGATTAATTATGGCAAATACATCGTTTAACGGACCGGTTCGTTCAGAAAATGGATTTGAATCGATTTCGAAAAATAGTTCAACAGGTGCAATCACTAAATTAGCTGATTTGTTTTCAGCAAATAAAGCAAACACTACTTCAACAAGTAGAGGCGGAGCTTTATTGCTTAACTCAATAGCTACTGATGGATTCAGCATTCAAACGTACCAAGCAACAGTTACTGTTGCAAATGGTGACACTACAGGAAAAGAAGGTTCAATCGGAATGCCCGATAACTTTTTACCAGTAGCGTGTATGGTTACTGTATCAACTGCGTCAACAAATGCAGTTAACTTACAGGACGTTGGTAATGATGCTGATACTGATGATTATATCGACGGTACTTCAATCGCAGTTAACTCAACTGGATATAAAGGTATCTTTGGATGTAATGGTTTAAGAGGTATTGCTGGAACAGATGGAGCTTTAGGAACTGCTGATGAAGTAGAAGTAGTTCTTTCCGGAGATCCAGGGGCTTCTGGATGTACAATGGTTTTAACTTTTATTGGAATCGTTGGCACATTGACATTAGACCTGTCTGCATAACAACTAAATACTAGTGAGCTCCTTCGGGAGCTCACTTAACTTAATAAGGAACAAAAAATATGAGTACATATCCAGTAAATGTAAAAGCAAACACAACGTCAGTTTCTACAGCGGCTACACATACTATTTTTAATGGTCCAGCTAGATGCTTAGGTATCTATATGGTTAAACCTAAAGATTTAGCGTCAGCAACTGTAACGATACAAGATGATTCAACTGCGGTTGCTTTTTTTGATTTACCCGCGACTGATGATGCATCTAATAAAGCAGCAATCACACAATATGTTCAATTTCCTGGTACAGGAATTAAATGTAATACAAGTTTGAAAGTGACTTTAAATAGAGCAACACCAGTTACAGTATTCTACGGCTAGGAGGATAAATGGCAACGTCGGGAACAACGACATTCAATCCTTCGATTGATGATATAATTGAAGAAGCTTACGAAAGAACAAACGTAAGAGGGGCAAGAACTGGCTATCAATTAAAAAGTGCTAGACGGTCTTTAAATATCTTATTGTCTGAATGGGGTAATAGAGGAATTCATTTGTGGAAAATTAAATTAGCAAGTGTTCCTTTAGTAGAAGGTCAAGCTTTATATAATTACACTTCTGATACAGCTAATTTTCCTACTGACATAAGTGATGTTTTAGAAGCTTATGTTAGAAATAATACAACAGCAACAGCTCCGGTAGATACAGCTTTATCAAAAATAGATAGATCAACTTATTCTGCGTTACCTAATAAATTATCAAAAGGTACGCCCTCACAATATTATGTACAAAGACAAGCGTATGTAAGAAATGCAGCAGGAACAATTACTGCTTCACCAAATATTTATTTATACACAACACCAAGCTCTAGTTTTTCTGGAGCCAATTATAAAGTTAATTTTTATTATATGGCACAATTAGAAGACGTAGGTGCTTATACAAATACTTCAGATGTAATTTTTAGATTTTATCCTGCTTTAATTTCTGGACTTGCTTATTATCTAAGCATTAAATATTCTCCAGAAAGAGTAGCAGATTTAAAAATGATATATGAAGATGAATTGACCCGAGCAGTAGCTGAAGATGGTCAAAGAACATCTACATATATTACACCACAAACATTTTATGGAGACGGAGTATAATGGCTGGAGTTTTTGCAAAAGGTAAAAGATCAATGGCTATTTCTGATAGATCAGGAATGGCATTTCCCTATAGAGAAATGGTTAGAGAGTGGAATGGTTTTTTAGTTCACTATTCTGAATACGAACCTAAGCAACCACAATTAGATCCAAGATTTCACGGAGGAGATCCTCAAGCATTAAGAAATGCGCGACCTCAACCTGCATCAGTTGATAGTTTAATTTTATTACCTAATAATCCATTTACAACTGTGAAAGCTGCAGTAGTTTCTTATGTAAATGTTTATTCACCAAATCATCAAAGAAAAAATTTATCTACAGTAAGATTAAGAGGAGCACCCTTAGCAACGTCTGCTGGTCCTGGAGGATCTGATCCAGCTGATAATAGAAATATGCAACAGTTTGCAACTATTCCTACTTTAGACGGAATTACAAATTTAAGTCAATCTGCTGGTTTTACAATTGGTTTAGGAAAAATTGATTCAGCTTCAAATATTACAACAGCACCTGGAACTTTAACTCAACCAGAAAATTGGTTTTATTTTGATCCAGGTCAAATTGCAACAACAGGAGGCGTGACTGGAGGCGGTCAAAATAATTCAGCAGGCCCAGCAACTTTAGGAGTAGTTAACGGATAATGGCATACACTTTAGCAAATTTACAAACAGATATTAGAAATTATACAGAAGTTTCGGACACAGTATTAACTGATGCTGTTTTAGAGAGAATTATTAAAAATGCAGAGCATACAATTTTTAGAGCAGTGGATGTAGATAATGAAAGATTCTATGCAACCTCAAATACAATTATTAATAAACGATATGTGAGTATTCCTGCTGATTGTAGAGTGATTCGATATGTTCAGTTAAAAAATAGTAATAATGAACAAGTTTATTTAGATCAAAGAGATACTAGTTTTATGACCGAATATTATAATACTCCTAATTCAGGTTCTACATCTCTTCCTAAATATTGGGCTAATTGGAATGAAGAATGTTGGATTATAGCTCCAACTCCGAATGCTCAATATGAAGTAACAATGGCCTATAATAAGGAACCAGCTAGTTTAACAGACACAACAAAATCTACAACTGGGACGTATTTGTCCAATAAATATCCTGATTTACTTTTGTATGCAACTCTGGTAAATACATATGCATACTTGAAAGGTCCGCAAGATATGCTACAATACTATAAAGCGGCTTATCAAGAAGCTTTAGAATCGTACTCAATCGAGCAAATCGGTCAGAGACGCAGAAGCGAATACGAGGATGGTGTCATTCGCGCTCAATTAATTTCAAAATCACCATCAAGTTATTAATGAATAAGGAGACAAATAAATGGCAAATGTAATACCTTTCTCTTTTAGAGGTGCTTTATTTTCAGGCAATCACGATTTCAAAACTGGAGGAAACACTTTTAAATTAGCGTTATACACATCTAGTCCTTACAATACTTCAAGTACAGTCTACAATGCTACAGGCGAAGTTGGAACTTCCGGTACGAATTATTCTACTGGAGGAAACACTTTAACTTCACAAGCTGTTGCCGCATCAACTGCGGTCGCAT